TTTATTATACCCGGAACTCCACTATTATCTTCGTGTAGGTTTATTTTTAAGTAACCAGTTGGAGAACCGGTTTTTGTAATTGAAACAGTGAGTTGTTCAGCTACTTCATATTGTGAAGTTGTAAAGTCTTGTGAGTCATCAATTGTCCCAAGGTTAGTAAGCGTAGTTTGTGAGTCTTCACCGGTAACTTCATGCAGTGTTTGAGCTACTAAAGTAGTTAGATCAAAAGCAATTTCACCAACAAATGTGTCATTGTTAGCCCCTAACCTATTCATTGTGACGGCTTGAAAATCAACGCCGTTATTTGAAACTTCAACAACTGGTGCTGGATCTTCACTTCCACTTTCAAAGATTAGGGCGACTTGCGCTTTCAGAACGTCGTTTAGTTCAGCTAAAAATTCTGGATCGAGAACAGAGAGTGATTGAATAAACTCTCCAGTTGCAAAGTTAAAAACTTGATCAGCAACTGAGTAACTTGCTGTTGAGATACCAGTATCAATCTTATTATCTTCGTCAATTGAGAATACATTGGGATCAAGGTAGCTATAGAAACTATCATCTAATACATCTTCAAGTCTGCTTTGAGCTGTAGATGCATCTCCAGTTCCACCGCCGCTGCCTCCGCCAACTCCAAGTTGACGAATGTTTCCAGCACTGATAGGCGATACGTTGCTGCCGTCAGTCGAAGTAATGGCAACCACACCAAGTTGAGTGCCATTAGGAAATGCGGGTTTGACTGCCGTAGCAGCGTCAATACCATCAGACGCGCCAGATAAAACAATCAGTTGGCCATTAATAGTGTTATCAATATTAACTGATCCAGGGCTTAATGTAATTGATAGCCATCTCCACATACCAGAAGCTGGAATAGTGGGAGTAAAATCAACACCTAAAGGAGTAAATCCGTCAGCTGCTAATATCTCTCCAGTTTGAAAATCAACTTGTGCACCGTCAAAGTTAAGAAGTAGATTCTTAACAGCTTGTGATATTACCGTTGTATCTAGCTTAATCACGTCAGTGCCTGTAACAAATACTCTTTGTGCATTCGTAGGATGAGGAATAATTCTTAGTTGTCCAAAGTACCTATTTATCTCTTCAAGTGCAGCATCAAGTTGCAGTCTCTCTCCATCAGCTAAACTAAATGAAGATGTGCCAACAATAATGTCATTAGCAACTCTACTTGCAATAACCACTATGTTATCTGTAAGTGTTATAGCTTCTACATTAGCCACAGTAACAGGTAATATAGCTGCTGTACCAGTACTTCTATTAACATCTACATATGCTACTTGACCATCTTTAATTACAATAGTCTGAGCAGATACAGTGTTCCTATTATCAGCTAATTCAGGTATTCTGACATAAGCATCAGCATCCCATGTTAATTGATTTACTGGATCTATGCCGGTTTGAACTGTGCTATCTGTAATGGTAGCATCTAAGCCAGTAATTGAACTAGTAAGTTGTGGATAATTGTTAGACCCTAAGGTAGAACTAACGATCTCAACAACAATTCCTGTTGAGTAATCACCGGTTATATTTACTACAGTTGAATTAGTAGTAAATGCAGATTCAATTGCAGATTTAATTGTTGCATTGCTTGCGTTAAATTGGATTGCTGATGTAGTATTAGATCCGTCACTAAGGCTCCAAGTTCCAACAGTTGGAACTGAACTAAATACAAAGCTTTGAACTTCATTAACGGCACCGATGTTCCATGACCAGGTTCCACCAGCAACAAGTTTCATGTTGTTATTTTGTCTTACTACTGCTTGTGTATCTGCAACAGTTACACTTAAGTCTGCAACAGTTCCACTTAAGTCTGCAATGGTTCCGTTTACATTAGTAAGACCACCATATAGTGATTCATCAAGTTTCTTAACAGCAGTTCTATTAAGATCTCCATCCGCAACATAATGTAGAATTTCTCCAACACCTTCAATGTCTGTAATAAATCCAAACCCTGTAGTTCCAGAATCATTGGCATTAGTGGTAGCACCAACAGTTGCATTTGTGATAGTAATACTTCCAGTATTATCTACAACAGAGAAATCTCCAAATGAATCAATAATACTCTGCATTGCTGTCGCAATATTGTCTGCAGTTGCATTAGTCGCAATAGGAATTTCTATACTTGTTGCGTCAACTATGGCAGGATCTACTCCTGCAGCATTAACATTAAACCAAACATAGTATTCAGTTTCATTACTAGCAGAGAATAGTTGAAAATAAGTGTTATTAAGAGATCCAGCGACATCAACTACTGGAGTAATAGTTGTAACTTCAGCCACCGCAATACCTGTGGCATTTAAAAAATCATTAACAGGCGTTCCATCCCATAGATTTACACCAGTATCTGACAATCGATGAAGAACTATGAATATATTCTCATCTAGAGGTACATTTGAGATATCTGCTACGGTAACATCAGAAGAGGATACTAACGTAGAGCTTGCATTTCTATCTATTGAAATATAGGCAGCTTGATTAACTCCTAAACTAACAACTGAATCAAAGAAAAGAATACAGTTTCCAGGAGAAGATGGTTGAGAAAGAGTCAAGGTCATTGGAGTTGTCGAATCTTTCTGAATAAATGTTATGTCTTGATTGGCTACATTACTTACATTTGTAATTTGCTTAACACCAATAAGTGTAGGTTTGATAGTCTTATCTTGAGTTTTATCTGCCATCATGGCAGTAAGTTTACTTGCTCTATGGGTTAGATTGTCAGTAGCATCAGCATTATAGTTTTCTTGAGCATCAAGAGTGTTGTAATTAGGAGTAATATAGTAGTTTGGATGTGTTTGAGCATCATTATTAATACCAATAACTGACAATATATTGTCAGTGTTAACTTGACCAATGCTCTTATTCTGTCCCTGCTCTATGAGAGTAGGTCCAATGTCTGCTCTAACATAGATATTAACAATAGTAGAAGTACCAGCAGCTTCATTTGCAATTAGAGAACTTACAGGCATTGTAAAGGTTGTATTTCCAGTTGGAAATACCTGATAATCTCCATTATAGTTAGAAGTATCAGAGACAATAACCCTTTGATCAGTACTTAGTCCATGGCTTGCTGATTCAAGCTGTAGACCATCATTAGTACTTCTAGCAGCAGTTGTGACAGTTGCAAAGAATGCACTTTGTGCTAGTTCATCAGCATGAGGTCCACCAGTTAGGCTAATATAGAATGTATTAATAGTTTCTACAGAGACAGCATAGGATCCATCAAAATTAGTTGATCCAACGATTTTAATTCGCTGACCATCACTAAGACCGTGCGCTGCAGATGTTACTAAGGCTTTAGTTGCATCACTGGCGGTGATATCAATAGTAAGTTTAGTTGTAGTAATGTCAGATACATTAAGAATAGTATCTGATCTCATTGCAAGCCAGTAAAAGTTACCAGCAGCACTTTGAATAGCCGCATCTTCTCTAGGGGCTTGATCAACCTCAGTATTTAGATAGACACCTTTTGAATAAACAGCTTGTTTAGATTCTGATAGTCCAATATAATTAGCACTCAATTTAACAGATAGTGCATTAGCTGGAGCTGTAACACCACCGCCTAAACTAGCAGCAGCATAAAATTCTTCAACTCGTAGGTATAGATTATCCGAATCATCAGCCTTCTTAATCCAGTCACCTTTAGATAAATTCTCAAAAGAACCTAGTTGTCCATTTGTATAGTTTGTTCCGTTAAACCACTCTACAGCAATACTTCCAGTATTAATAGCTGCATCTCTGATGCGGTTAATATATAGAACTTCATTGTCTGCAAGAGCNTTATTACCAGATCTTAGAATCACATCTGAAAGATCAGANGTAGACTGTATGGTTACATCCTCAGACCAAGTAAGTAAACCAGCTGTAGAATCAGATGAATTCCAATAACCTTTAGATTTAATAGATGTAGCAAGTGCGTCTTTAAAAACACTAATGATACTATATACGGATGTGTCCTCATACCAATGCGTGGTACCACCAAGCTCAGCAAGCTTAGTCATGACCGCATCCATCCACTCTTTTAGGGTATTAATGTTCTTATCGCCACCTTGGAATGGGTTTGGATCAAGAGCATTAGACATAAGAGTATTAGGTTCACTTCTGTCATAGCTAGCAGATGGTTCTTTTTTCCAGTTATATCTCTCAAGAGGATTTGGATTAAGTCCACCGGTACCAAGTCTAAACATCATATCTCTAGCATCTTCGATAGATTCAATGAAGTTAGCTCCAACTACAACTTTACATACAGGGGTTACCCCATCAGGGAAAGCTGAAGCAGATACATTAACGACTACAGATAGTACAGTTTGAGTATTTACATCTTGTGTAAATTCGCCACCAGTTCCACCCTCTTTATCAGGATCCCAAAATGCCCTGGTATCTTTAGCGGCGTCTGAAGTAGTTAAAGTTAAATATACGTAATTTGTTGAGTTTTTTCTTAATTCTGGAATAAGGGGAGCTGATTGACTATTTCCCTCTTTCAAACCATGAAAGAAAGGTCCAGCTAGAGAACCTGGGTAATACACAACTGAATTTGCTACTCTAATTGAGATATTCTGTGTTCCGATTGCAGAACCAGGGCTAATTACATCGAATCCCTTTAGTATATATGGCTTATCACTACCTACAAAAGACTGCATTAAATACTTGAAGTCACCTTGCGCAAATGAGTCTATACTAAGAAAATCTGGAAGATCAAGGCGCTCTGCAGAGCTAACCAATAAACGTCCTAAAACCGCCATTTATACCACCTTATAAGATGTGAAGATGTGCAAAAAATGCATTTTTTCATTAATACTCCAGTTACTTTAGATTATACCAGAGTTACTATTAACCAGGGTCATTCCCGCTTTTATAAGTATCAATAGTAGCATAGAAAAATTCTGGATATCTGACTAAGAAATTAATAAAAATACCAACTGACTTCAATTCTTGCATCAGATCCTGCAAAACTATTCTAGCAGATGCTGGATCGGTAATATATGGTGCGAATTCTGATCCGAAGCTGTCAAATCGTATGCCACCTCTTCTTCGTATCATGGTAACACTAGAACCTACATCATGCGCATTCTTGAACACATAAGATGGATCTAATGCTATAGATGAGTCACTTGGTTTAAAAAAGTAACGAACTGGACCTTCTTGCTTCTCTGTTCCGAAGTCAAATATCAGTCTACCTTGCTCGCTTGGTATATTATTTGACGTAACCTGTATGTTTCGTTGAGTAGTACCGGCTTTAATTTTTGCTGTTAATTCTGCCGTAAGTGATGAAAGCACAAAATCTGCATTCTCATCCCACAAATAAGGACCGGCTTTTCTATTATCTAATTGAGCAGATCTTAGAATAACTCGACCATTATTATCCGCAACTCCAATTCTCTCTACTCTAACATTTCCACCTACAGATTGTCTGAATCCAAAAGAACCACTAAATGAGTAGGTTTCAAATACCGTATTACTGATAACATTTGTGACCTTCCAAGCCCCGTTAGTATCAAGACCAGTTCCTACTCCTTGTGTAGCGCCTTCAATAATAGCAATTTCTCCAACTTGTAGGTTGTGAGGTACTGACGTCGTTACTGTCAATACATTGTTAGCATCTCTATTTGCTGATGTTAATGCAAAAGAGCCATTACTAGCTGTTATAGGCAAATCTGGTGTAATGCCAGTAAGAGTATCACCCACTCTAGAGGTGTATTCATAAATTGGCATGCAGCTGCTTAATCTATTATTAAAATTAAATACTGTAGTATCACCATCATTAGGAAAGTATGTGCGTATTTCGTTAACTGGAATAAAGAAGAACTTACCTCCATCTTTAGGAAAAGAATTTGGGGTAGCCAATTGCAGAGTATCAGTCCCAACGCCGATAGATATAGAATCAATTCCATTGATGTGTGCAGAACCTTTTCTGTTACGTCTAACAACGGGTGGAGAAGGTGGCATTTCTACGATTACCTCGCCAGCCCTAACTTCCCATATAATGGCTCTTCTATCTTTTAAAAAAACATTAGCTTTAAATGGAGTCATGAACTTTACATCATCTATAGCAGATTGAGTAAATGTTTCTGGAGTAGCAAATAAATTTTTAAATACTATATAATCTTCAGTTGGATTAACCTTTTCAATTATAAAGGATCCCTCATTACCTGATCTAGTTATAACAACGATATCACCTACCTGAAGTTTATCAATTCTTGGAGAGTTACCTGCACCCGTAAAATGCATAGTGACTGTATCGCCAATTTTAGATACTTGCCACTGTGAGTTACCACCTTGACCAGCCTCACCATTGAATCCTTCAAACTGAAGTCCAATGTTAGTTCTGCCGCCAGTTATTTCTATGGATCCTTTAGATCCAATTGTCTTAGTAAATATTCTTATATAGACAGCTTTAGTAATACTGTCTTCAAATGCAATAGCATAAGAATTAGATGCTTGCCTGTTTATAGCTGCAACAACCTCATCGGCAGTAGCATTAAGTATATCCGTAAATTCACTAGCTCTAAATTCTATTCTTTCATCTGTGAAAGAATCTACATTATATTCTAATTCCCAACCGTCACTTAAGGCAAATGGACTAGAGGCACTACTTGCAACAAAAGAAGTAGTTGATTCTTTAAAGAAGAATAAGTCTAATAGTTTATCTAGTACTAATTTAACCTGCTTAGGACTGTATGACATTACAGGAATGAATTGTCTAAAAGTAGGGTCATCCATACCAACAAATTTAGGTCTTTGCACTAAATTAGCCGTACCTAATCTATCAATATAAGGCCTTGATGCTGTCTTAATGAAGAATTGCTGGCGAACTGATTCAATAATGTCAATCGTCTGCTGATCTTGTTCTCCGAGAGACTCGATCATTGCATTCCACACAGTATTATTGCGCGTATCAAATGCTGCAGGCATCTGATCATGTAAATTATCTATTTTATTTTTTTGATTAGCCATACTTATCCCTATGCAATACTTATATCACCATTTTCAGTGAACGCCTTCTCGTCACTAGAGATAGGTATTCTTTCTTTAGATGGTTCTGGGTTAATGAACGTAACAGCTGCAACACCATCAATGTTTTTAACTCTTACAGTGATGTCAGATAAAATAACATCTTCACCAACACCTAAGTCAGAAACATAGTTTATGATAACGGAGGCGATTTCATCACTGATTTCACTTAAATTAACACCATCTTTAGTAGTTACATCAATAGCAACAGTAACTCTTCTAGGCAGTGGAGGTAATACTTCAATTAAACTACCGATTGCTTTTCTACCAGCAAAATTAGCCGGATCTGGCTCGAATCCATCAATGATTCTTTGAACCTTTCTAAGCAAGCCAGTGTAGTAAGAGTAACCATCAATACCTGTAGTAATATCCTCACTATAGTCTATTTTACCTAAAGATGAAACTGAAGTAACGTTAGTTTGACTCCACTTATCACTTCTATTACCAGGAGTTAAGAATATAGAGCGTCTATCAGGATTGAATTCGTCAATGGCAACATGATGCACCTGTCTTATTGTTGTAAACTTATTTGTATCAGCTTCAGTAATTGAATACTTAGTGTTTGCAATACCTTGATCTACATTAGTTTGAGCTATACCAGATCCATTCTCTACTCTTAAGAAGATTCTTCCATCTGATGTATTGGTTCCAAAAGCTTCTATGTTAAAAGTACCAGAGTTAGTTACGGTAAACCAGTTAGGATTAGTATTCTCTGTTATAAAAATAACATCATTAACTCTAACTGAATCACCTTCAAATATTCTAATATCTCTTGTGTCGTCGAGATAAATACCAGTACCGATACCATCATTTTGATCTAAAGCATGACCTAGAGTTGTAGACGTAATTCCATTGTAGTTGTTTGCTAAATTCATTGAAGTAGCTGTTTTAGCAACGCCAGTATTGAAAGCTGAAATTTGAACATAAAATGTATCATCATCAGTTTCTTTTTTAACCCAATCACCTACAGTTAAGTTAGAGAATGCCCCAGCTACACCAGTAACTACATTAGCATTAGCAACCCAATCAACAACAGTTTCTAAGTTATTAAAGGGGACTAAGGTATTTAGTTCTTCAATTCCATTTTGATTTTGGTATATAATTGAATCTTTATCTACCGCAAGAACTCTAAATGACCCGTTATTAATAGATTCAAAACTTGAACCACTTATAACCATTAAATCATCTACGGCCACACCTAATTTATCAAATAGAGGAGAATCTCCATCAGATTTAATAAGTCTATACAAGCTATTGTATCCAAGAGACTCAATCTTATATTTCGTTCTACTCTCGCCATCTTTAAGCAGAAAGCCACCTGGAGCAATGTTCACATCTGGATTAGTTGATGCATATGTAAATTGATTAGTCCCAAGTATTGATAGAACAGTGTATGTATCTGGAGTAACTGATGCCGGAATATCTATCCCTGTAAAAGTATCTCCAACATTTAATTTGTGAGGTCCAGTTGTAATAACTGTGGCTACGTTTGACAAGATGGCAATAGAGTTCATAGCAACTCTAGAAGAATGTCCTAATCTCCACTCTATGACTGGAGTTGAAGATATATGAATTGTACTACTAGACCCAATGGCCGTAGCTGCCATAGCTTTACCACTAGGATTAACCACATCCATATATTTATTATTAGCATCTACTTTAACGATTGGATAACCAGCAATCTCATAATCACCATTATCAAAATAAGTATTTGTTCTGTCCCATCCAGTTAGAGTTCCATTAGCATTAACCAAGTCACCTTCATTAACAGTTAATAGACTAGCACCAGGAGATAATGACATACTGAAATCAGCAGCAATACCTGCAATTAGCAATTGAGATAATAGCTTAGACATTATTTGGTTTGCAGTATCTGTACTTAATATGCTTATCATTACTTGATTAGTTGCAGCTAAGTAACTAGCACCAGTTGGAACTGTACCATTGCCATCAATATCAAACCAAACTGCATAGTCAGAAGCAGCTGTATTTTCAAAAGTAATATAATCACCTTGAGCAGGTTGTCCACTAGAAGTAATACCAAAATTGAGTGAAGTGGTTATTGAACCGGCATCATTTATATTTAAGAATAAGTTTGTTTCAAACCCTATTCCACCAGATTCACTTTGTAACTTAGGAGCGTTGATCACTCCTCCTACACTTACGTCTACAAAATTTGTTACAGAGCCGCTATCATCGTGCGTCCATCTCCAAACAATTCCTGCAGTTGGGTAACTTATTGGATCAATACCATTAGCGTCTTCTATAGTAAACTGTACATGTTGACCAAGATTTGTTTTTTTATCATTATATCTATATTCGTATGTTTTGTCATTGATCTTAACAACATCCATTGTGTCTGTATTAGTTTGTCTATTTAGTCTTTCAACTCCAGATTCATTAGATAAGGTTACATGTTGACCAGGGGAAAGTGTGTTAGGTGATGCTGGTATTCTCATTTCTAAGTAATTAACACCATTTGATTCACGGATTTGTGAGTCACCAATAATTTTAAAACTAGCTTTATTTGCTCTACCACCAACAACTTCAATGGCACCTTTAGAACCTAATAGCTCAGATTTTATTTGAATTTTGCTATTATCACTGGCAATAGACACACCAGAAACAATATCTAGTTGGGATAAAGCTCTATGAACCATGTGGTGCTTAGTATTAGTGAGTGTAACTGGAACTAGTTTAAAGTACTCTCCAACACTTCCATCTGGATTTTTAGTTGTATCCATACTGTATACAGGCGAAATTCCGCTTAACAGTAAAGGGGCTTTAAGTTGGAAGTTAGGATTAGCATTTTGAAATAATAGTACCCAGCTTCTAGAGTCGAACATTCCAACCATTTGATTTTTACCATTAAGTGGATCTGGATCATGGTCATAAGATAATTCATTTATAGCTACAGCATCTTCTTCTCTAGTTGCCTTAAGGAAAGTACCAGCTGTGTGTTCAACAGCTTCAAGTACATTACTGTCGTTAATTGCACCTACAATATCTGTAGTAGAATTAAGTGTTATGCCAAATACTTTAAATTCATTAGGGATATTTACTGTTTCATGCGTATCTAAAACGCCAATTACAGTTAATGCATAAGCAAAACCTGCAGGCGTAGTACTGTCAGAGCCTTGTAATGATGGGCCATTGTCTGCATTTGTTATAGTTACGACTGATAATGTTCCACCGCTGTTTTGAGCAGAAACAAAAGCAATATCATTCATGATTGCTGCAGCAGTTGCTGTTGCAATATCTACATCGCTATCGCTCGTCAATGGGTTAATCTCCCACGATCTAGTAGTAGAACCAAGATCAGGTTCCAATGTTCCTGAGTTGTCAACATCATACCAGAATTTAACTGTGTCGCCATTTGGTGCATTCAACACGAAAGCTTTACCATCAACGCCTACTGGAGTAGCTCCAGTTGTATCTACAGTGTGAATAGCTTGATTACCTACAACAGTAGCAACACCATCTTGATTATAGATATCGATAGTTCTATTAATGTCATTTTTAGCATTTATTCGATATGTTCCAGTATTTGCAGAAGTAAAACCAGAACTACTTCCAATACTGACTACGTCTCCAACGGCTAAGTTTGACGTTGTAGCTGTAATTGGTAAAGTTAATCTAAAGTTATAGCTACCTAAGTCTGTCACTGTGAATTTATCAGCAGCAGCAACATTTGTTACTATCTTTGAACTAGATCCGTAAGTGTATGTTACTATAGTTTCATCTGGAGCATTTACATGAGTTAATGTGTTTGATGTATTAGTAATTGTTGGGTATTCGATCTTGAATTTGATTTTGTCACCAATTGGCCCAAACTCTTTTGATCTTAATATAATAGCTGCACCATTAGTGTTATACCAGTTTCTTGCTTTAAACCATAAAGCATAATCATTAAAGTTAGTGCTAGACTGAGAAGCTAATGTTCCCCAAACATCTAACGTACCGAAGTCAATTCCAGCTTCATTATCTGAGTCATGCGCAGAGAATGCTAAGTTAGTTGGAACAAGAGCTCCACCTTGAGAACCTGAATTAATTTGTCCAGTTCTTGAAAATGAAATATCGATAGTCTTAGCGACAGCATCATCGTCGATGATAGCTACCAAGTTATCTTCTGCTGAGAATTCTAAGTTTTTAACAACTTGATATTCATCTCCAGTATCATAATCCATTAAACTTCTAGGAGTATCTTGTCTAGTACCGATATTATCATTGTCAATTATTGTTCTAATGTCTCTAGATTGTTTTTTGTTTTGTCCACTTGTAATGTTGACTGAGTTGTTGTAATTAATATCAGTTTGAAAATCTGTAGCAGTGTCTTCAAGCGTTTCAGAATAAACCCCTGAACCATCAACACTTGGTTCCTCAGCAGCAGTCAAAGATCCTCTAACATCTGTATAGGTATATCTATCTAACCAAACATTCACATTAGTTGGTTCAGTTCTTTCAAATATGGCAAATACATCTTTATCAGGTACTCTATTTGCAGTATGAGATTGTGTCCCTGACTGTTGACCTAATCCAGTGTCAAATAGTTGAGTTGCATTACCTACAGATACAGGAATAGCTATGCTTCCACCTTCTTCAGTGGCTGATGATAGTTTTATGTAATTTGATCTAAATGTAGCAGCGACAACACCTTTAATATTGTTGCTTATAGAAGATACAACGTCTTCAATTGCAGAGGCAGCAGGAGTCGTTGCATAAGTTCCCCTCCATAGTTGAGGATACTTATCTGAGTAGAAAGCTTGAACATCAAACCCATCAAATACAGAGTAAGGTCCACCAATAACCATATTTACATTTTTAACCTCTACATAAGTGTCAACGCCATCTATTAAATGTTCACCCTTAGCATCAATCTTGAATAACCCACATGATGCGATATCAACCCAGTCTTCAGTTCCAGTTCCAGCAACATGACCTCTATTTGTAATATAGATATAGTCATTTGGTTGAACATTCTTAAACCCTGATGCCGTACTTGCTGTAATTCTCATTACGTTAGAACCCTCATCGGTCAAAGTAATACTTGCACCAACGGCTAGATTAACCGTTCTTGGCAGTACTCTGTCACCATCAACAACAATTACCATTTCAGCCGGTCTATTGTTGGCATCTGTACTTATATTATATTTACCACCAGAAGCTATGCCAGATATTGCAGCACCTTTTGTATCGCTTGATCCAGCAGAGATAACATCGCCTTTAGTGATATTATCCTTAAGTTGTAAATTTCCGTTTTGTCTATTTAGTGCAAAGTTGGAATCTTGACCTTTAGCTTCAACATCTTGTCCGCTAAACATTTGAGATAAATAAGTGCCACCAACAACATCTAAAGTAGAAGTAGAACCTTGTCTATTTGAAGTTAAAACTAACCTACCGGTTGTAGTCGCTGTTGCAGTTAAGCCTGCATATTTTTCATTAAAGGCAGTAACCCAATCACTCAATGTGAGTGCACTGAAGTTTTTTCCTCCAAAGTCTGGAATGTCAAACGATCTATCTTGATCTGGAGTTCCATCAATAGATAAGATTAAATTACCCGTAGAAACAATACCCCAAGTTGAATATGGAGTAGATGTTAATGAAGCAGATCTTTCAATCTCTTTTAATTTAACGTTGTTTTTGTATAGTGAGATATAAGAGAACTCATTGATTGGAAACTTAAGTTTAGTGTTAGCATCTAATACAGCTCCATCGCTTACAATTTGAATAGTTTCAGCTCTTTCATTTAGTGGGTATAAGAGTAATCTTGTAGAGTTATCTGAAAGTCTACATCTAAAAGTCTTCGCCTTATCATTTATAGCAACAACTACTTCAGAAATAGTGGCAGATGAAGTACTCTTAAAGTCTGCATCTATAAATAACACCGACTCCTCAACTCCGTCAACTAGCACTTTAAGCTCCATTCCATTTGCAAATAGATAGGGAGATTCAGTTGTGTTTATAATTTGAGGTCTAGGTAAAGGATAGTTTGCTAGTTGTAGAAACTCTTCATTTCCACCTGCAGAAGCTACAAGTAAATCAACCGATTGACCTGTGTAACTAGGTTCAAAACCTGAACCGTCGTCAATATACACGATTGAAGCATCTCCAATCTCAGCAGGTTCTGTGATAACAGCCGAAGCTACTTGTTTACCATCGGTTTCGTCTGATACACCGTCGATAGCAGATAAGATAGATTGCTTAGTACCTCTAGCTAATGTACTAGAATAAGCCTTAACTCTATCTCTAAATCTTTCATCAGATTCAGTATCAATGCCATTTGTAAAAGCATTAGTGTTAGTGACTTGTGCTCCAGCAAAAGGAAGTGTATTGAACAATGTAATTGAATTAATACCCGCATTACCTAAAGAGCCAGATTTAATAGCAACAACAGAAACTTTATCAGAGGTATCTTCTCCAGCTGGAATAACAGCATCTCTTAGAACAATATATTCAAATTCAGGATTAACGTTGTTAGCCGGAATCTTAACGATTGTTCCTGCTAGAACTTGCCTATCAGTTGTTCCTTGTCCATCAATAATAGACTCAGAAAGCAGATGATCTTTCTCTAATGCTGAATCTAAGTTAATAGCAAAGAATGTTCCATTATTAGTAATAGAACTATAAGACAAAGGGCCTTCAAAGTTAGGTGTTCCTCTACCAATATATACTTTTCCAGATTGATTCCAAGTACTTGCATCATTTACAAACATAGTGTTAGTACCAGCAATTGGAGCTGGCTTAACTGGATAAAGTGATGTACTTCTTTTAGTTATATTTGAATCATTAATTACAATAAAGCCAGAAGCTTTTGTAGCTGTATTTCTAGCTAAACCTAAGTTAGAAGCATAAGCGTCTAAGTCAGCGTTTTTTAGGGCATCAATGTTAAGCAACTCGAGAACATTTAGTATTGCAGTATTATTCTCATAGTCGTTAGCTGCTGCTGCCTCTAATAGGGTAAGCAGCACTGATCCTTTATTAATGTCATTTACAGGAGTATCTGCGATGATCTTTCGGATCATGTCCCCTAAAACTTCATTATAACTTTTTATGTTAATATTAGCCATTTGCAACCTCTTTTAGCAGTTTATTGCTCTTACTTAAATTTTCTTTCGGTGTTAAATACTGTAAATTCCATGGTACATGTAGACCGCTAACCGCTTTGCCCTGTAAGGGCACTATGTGATCTATATGATAACCTTTAGGACAGTTATTATAAATTTCTTTAACTTCCTCATCATATCCACTTAAAGTGGCCTTTAGCTTTTTAGCTCTATATTTAGCAGAGCTTAGTCTATTTATTTTTTTAATTAATTCTTTGTTGTTAGATTGATACTCCCTGCACTTGCTAATAGCTCTATCTCTATTATTGCTATACCATTCTGCTTTTTTATTTTTTGAATAATCAGGATTACTTTCTCTAAACTGCTTCCCTTTAATTTTAAAGTAACTTTTATTTTTCAAGTAATACTTTCGTCTTTTACACTTTTCTGAGCAATTTACTGCATTATGTGCTTTACTTTTAAATTTTTTGCCACAAACTTCGCAGATATTCACACTATTTCCTTACGCATTTATGCTAAATGTTATAGGCACCAATTGTCCCGAGCCAGCTAGTCGCACTACTAGAGTTATACCAAAAGATGTTCCACCAACATTAGAATATTTAA